TCGACTGGAGGAAGTCCGGGAGGTCGTCGAACAGGTTGTCGACTTTCGCGCCGGGCGCGCGGTTGTTGTAGCCGGCCGCCTTGATCGACGCGTTGACTCCCGGGTGCGCGGACTGCCCACCGAGAAGTTCCGCCTCGTTGTCCTTGAGCCACGTCGCGAGCGTCGCCGAGACCTGGTCCTTGACCTGATCAGAGATCGCGGTGTCGCGCTTGTTGACGGCGTCGGCGTAGTTCGCGATGTACGCACCGAACGCTTTCGGGTCCTCCAAGAGCGCCTTGCGCTTCGCGTCGTCGCTCAGGTCAGCGAGTAGCGCGTCAGGATCGGTGGGGATGGCCAGATTAGGCGCCATTGTGCAGACCTTCCAGGAATGAGGCCTTGTCCCACGCGGGCGCGGCCGTGACGGGTAGTTCAGGTTCGATGACGGGTAGCGGTTCGGGCGCGGGTGCTTCGGTGCGCGACGCGTGCGCGTAGATGCTCAAGTCCCACGACGCAGCGAGCTTGTCCTCATCTTGCTTACTCGCAACGCCGTCGACTTCATCCGCGAGACCGGCGTCCACGGCTTCCTGAGCGGAGTACCAGACTTCTTTCTCCATCTCGGCGCGCCAGCTCTTGACGTCCCCGCGGCCGCTCCGATGCGCGTAGACGTCCGCGAGGTTGTCACTGGCCTTGTCGAGTAGGTCGGCCACCTCGCGCATGTCGGAGGCGTTGCCGACGCACAGTGACATGGCGTCGTGGATCATCATCTGGGAGTTCCGCGCCATGATGCGCTTGGTGCCGGCCTGTGCGATGAAGCTGGCCGCGCTCGCTGCGAGTCCGTCGACGACCGTGGTCACTCCGCCCTTGTGCGCGCGGAGTGCGTTCAGGATCGTGATGCCGTCGAAGACGGAACCGCCGGGCGAGTTGATGTGCACGGTGACATCCGCGCTCGCGTCGATCTCACCACGGAACGCCGCGACGAAGTCTTGAGCGGATACGCCCCAGAAACCGATCTCGTCGTAGATGTAGACGTCCGCGCTCAACGCTTTGGCGTTGTTCTCGATGCGGTACCAGTCAGTTCGTCCCGCCCGAAGACTTGCCAGGCTTCGAGCCGTTCGCACCGTTTCCCCCTGGCTTGCCCGGAGGTTTGCCACCGTCTTTGGATCCACTGGACTCCTCTCCTGGCTTCGGGAACGGCTTACCGTCTTCGTCGAACCCCGGTTGTTGTGGCCGTTCCCACCGCATCGGAGGTAGTCCGGCTACCGCGGCCGCGTCTTCAGGATCGACACCTGAGCCGACGAGCGCCACGAAAGCTGTAGTTCTTGCCGCGACGGTATCAGCCTCGACCTGATCATCAGATTCCACAACAGGCTCAAAATCCCAGTACGGCTTGCCCGTCGGGGCCGCGACTTTGCGCTCGGGGTTCTCTCCGGGCGCCGGCTTCGGGGCGGGCTTCGGGGGCAGCGCGTTGCGCGTGCTCGGTTTGCGCGGCGCGCCCGCGGGTTCTTCGCCGAAGAGCGGCATGAGCCGGTTGTTCAGCATCGAGCACCAACGGTTCGCGCGCGCAGTGATCAACCATTTGCCGTACTGGTACTCGCCCGCTTCCGCTACCGCGCGGTTCGCGGTGTCCGTGTCGCCGAGCATCGTTTTCGGGAACCGGAACGCCTTGCGGATGAAGTCGGAGCTCTGACTGCGGAGCTCGGCGAACATCATGTCGCGGTGCGTGAACGCGTTCGGCACCCACTGAGCGTTGTTCTCCAGTACGGCGACGCGGTGCGCGTTGCCGATCCCCTGGTGGGATTCACGCCAACGGTCGGTGAACTCGGTGAACTCGTCGTCAGAGAAACTGTCTTCGATCTGCACGACGCCGTCCGGTGACGCGCCGTTGATAAAGAACATTCGGTTCCACTCGGCGCTGTACCGGGAGGAGTCGATATCCACGAGCGCGGCCTGCACGGGGCCGATACCGCGCCACGGGTCGTCCGGGTTCGGCAGCTTGATCTGCAAGACTTCTTTGACGTTCAGTTTGATCTGCGTGCCGTCGTCTGCGGTGTAAACCCAGCCGAGCAAGAATTTTTGCGCGAGCGGTACGCCGATGATGTCACCCTTGATCGGCGTGAACTTCGCGGGATCCATCACCCAGAGGCGTACGGGCATCTTCGCGATGAACTCAACGAGGATGATGCACTCGCCTACGAGATCGATCCATTGCTGGCCGGCTTCGACGAACTCGCTCCTGGAGTAGAACGGGTTCGGGTTGTCGAACAGATCGACCGCGGGATGCTGGCCCGGTAGAACCTCAACGCGATCTTCGTCTTTGCCGGACTCTCCAGGGCGGAACAGCCCGAAGTCCACCGCTCCCGTGTCCTGTGCGAGCGCGGACACGATGGGGTACAGCGTCGAATCCCGCGCGTAGCGCTTGGCTACCTCGGTGGAGAAGCTCGTCGTCTGGAAGAAGTTCGCGAACGTGCGGCCAGAACGTACGAGGTTCTGCACCACGGGCGCGCTCGGCGTCCGGCGGAGGGAGAGGCCGTTGCCGGCCAGAAGCGAGCGCATGACCGCAGGCTACGCGGTCGACGCGCTCCCGTCACTGACGTCAGGCTTTCGACGCGTCCGTCCATGCGGAACCAACGTGCCCGCCCCACGCGAGAACCGCGTCATCGTGACGGGCGTACTTCGTCGTCGCGATCTCGTCAGACCGCCATCCGCACTCGCAGCCCACGATCATCGTGATGTCATCCTCGACGCGTCCCACTTCCTGCACGTCCATCGCGTGACTGTCCATCGTTGCTCCCCTCAAAGTCCGTGATGAGTACGAAGAGCAGTATGCCCACCGCGGCCGCGAGACATGCCCACCACGGACCGGCCAACCCGAACACACCGGCAACCGCGAGCGCGAGCGCGAGCGCGGTGAGCGCGATGGGAAGCGCTCGGCTCACGTCGTGAGCTCAGGCTGTGAGTGCTGACCGCAGTACGGCAGGAGATCCACGTCGAACTGTGCGACAACCGGCAGGCCCGCGCATGCGTAGGCGACGCCACGGCAGAAGACGGCGTGCGGTTCGTGATTCTCTTCGTTCGTGCAGTGCGGCTCAGTCACGGTGCTCAGCTCGCTCGCGCTCAGTGCGCGCTCGGAGATTGTCCGCCCACTTCGCGAGCACGACGCCCGAGACTGCGCCGATGACGTACCACCACGCGACGTCAGGACCTTTGGCCACGTACAGCCAGATTGCGAGCGCGAAGACTGCGATTGCGATCACAACGGCCGGTATCCAAATTCCTCGTCGGGCGTGACGATCAGGACTTCGATCGACTCACGAACGGCGTCAAGCATTTCTGTCCAGTGCGCACGCTGGCGCTCGGCGTCCGCGCTCGGATCGACAACGACGAGCACGATCGTTCCCCCGTTGTACGGGATGACACCGACGATGGGGCTAGCCATGGCCTGTATCGCGCCCGGAGCGTAGTCAACGCCTGCGGTGTTCGAGAAGAGTCCCATGGAAGTCAGGGTATCAGTCATCGTCGCATCCACGCTTCACCGAGACGAAGCAGAACGACGCCAAGTACGACACCACACACCGTGCATGCGATGAATTCAGCCCACGTCATCCTGCCACCCTGAGCTTGGTCTTGCGCTTCAGATCGAAGTGCGCCACGAGGTACCGCGTCGCGTCGAGTCCGTGGTCATCCGCCTTGCCAGGTAGCTCGCGCGTGCGATCCTGCGTCGGGGAAATCGTCGTCGTCTGCGGCGGTGGCGCCCACGTGTAGCCGGGGAACTCCTGCACGGTGGACGTGGGCTTGCCGCGCTCGCGGAGCTCGACGTCGACGTAGCGCTCGCAGCCTCGCATGAAGAGCAGACCGGGCTTACCGTCGGCCATCGGCAACAAGCGGTCCTCAACGGCCTGCACGCCCTCCAGCACGTCTTTGTGCGCCGGCGTCGTACGCAGCCCCGTATGGAGCTTCCACGTCATGTAGTCCTCTGCGTCGTGGTCCACGAGGATCTTGCGCGGCTGACGCTCGGACCAACGACGGATCCCGGGCTGATTCGCTTCGCGTTGCTGGTAGCACTCGGCGCACGTGTCGAACACGGCATCATCCGCGACGCGGTTCTCGTGCCCGTTGTTGCACGTCCAGTACGCGGGCGCGATGTCATCGAGTACCCACTTCGCGAAGTGCTCCACGAGCATCTTCGAGCGGTAGTACTCGCGATAGCAGTACAGCCGTCCCGTGCTCGGTTGCTGTGCCCAGTGCTGAACAACCATCGGATTCCGGTAACCGAAGTCGATCGACCAGAACCGCGGCCAGTCGTCCGGGATCGGGAACGGGTCGCAGACGTGCAGATCCTTATCCCAGTTCTCGTAGACGACGCCGTCCGCGGCCACCCACTCGCCGTAGAGCAGACGCCGTTTGCGGTGACCGGTGAGCCGTTCGAGCTTGCTCAGGTAGAGCCGGCCGCGCTCGGTCTCTTCGCCCGTACGCGGATCCACGAGGATCGGGTTATCGCGGTGCGTCGTGATGATGAGGGACGTCTTGCCCTCGTCGCTGCGCTGCTTGAGCCAGTGCGTGGGCGGTCCCGGGTTACAGTCCGCGAGCAACTGTTGAAACGAGAGGCGCCCGTTCCGCAACCGCGTCGTGATCGCTTCCCAGTCGTCGATGGTGAGCTCGGTCGCCTCTTGCGCGTACACGATGTCGTACTCGCTAGACATGATCTTGTCCGGCTTGTCCATGCCACCGATGTTGATCGTGGACCCGTTGCCGTAGCGGTACTGTGCGGGCTTCTCGGCGTTGCCCCCGAAGAACCGGACCTCACCCGAGAGGATCGCTTCGTGCGCGACGAACTTGCGGTAGGTCTCCAGCGCGGTGCTGCCCAGAGACTCGCGCGTCTTGCGCACGATCAGGGCAGCGACGCCGGGTGTGGCGAGGCAGGCGCCGTGGACCTTCTCAATGCACGCGCGCGACTTGCCCGTGCCTGCCGGTCCCGACACGAGCACTTCCGCTGAGCGATCAGTGAACACGTCGAGGTTGCGCCCGATGGGGCGGTAGATGTGGACGCGCTCGGCGACCGCGGTCACAGGTACCACTTCGCCAGCTCGACGTCAGTCACGCCGAGCGTTCGCAACGCGTCGCGCGTCTCTTCGTGAACACTCGCTATTTCGTCTTCCTCAACGCAGTACTCGCCCACGTGCGAGTCTGCCAAGAGCCGCACCTGTTCAACTGCTTCCTCGCGCGTCACGCTTGTGGCCTATCGATTTGGTCGCAAACGCAAAAACCCGTCGCTCCCTCGGGCCACCAATGCGCGGTGAAGTGCTGACCGTCGACTTCGAGCCAGACGCACGCGCGCTCGCGCTCAGCGCGCGCCCGGACGTCCGCGATGAACTCGTCGACGCTGTGCACAACGATCGCTTCGGGAGTCATCGGCGCCTCGTGCGGATGAGAAAGACGGTATGCGCAGCGTTCACCGCGAGCGCGACGCACGCGAGCACGAAGACGAACACGTCCATCAATACCGCCGCCCGTCCTGGAAGCGCCCCTCAAGGCGCGCGATGCGATCTTCGAGCTCGGCGATGCGCCCGCGGTGTTGCTCGGCGAAACAGGCGTGCCCGACGTCGGCTTGGCTTTGTAGGTGACGGAGCGCGGACAGACGCCAGTCCGGCGCGGCGTGCAGGAGCGCGTACCACATCTGCTCAGCGGTCGGCACAACCGCGGGTGGACACGACGTACTGTCTCCGCCTGCTTCGTACTGCGCAATGCGCTCGGCGTCGTTCATAGCGGTCCTCCGGGTAGTGGACGCGGTAGCCACCAGTCGCACGCGCACTCGGGCGTGCTCGGCGGGATGTACCCGTACCACGTCTCGGCGCTCGGCGACGTGTACCCGGGACACCAGTCTTCGCCGTGCGCGTGCGAACCGTGCGACTCGTGCAGGCCGCACGGTTCCGGCATCTCGTACGTCATGGGCTCACCTCGAACAGCCAGCGAGTGAGCGAGTCTCCGACCTGGTCAAAGTAGGCCTGCACCGCGCGCGCCTCTGCCAGCTTGTCTTCGTACAGCTCGTCACTCATGAGGCGATACTCAGTCTGCTTGTGCACGGTGAGCTCAACGTCGTCCATAAGCTCACTGTAACTCAGGGAGCCTGCCTCGCCTAGCGCGTGCGTCGACGTGTCCACCAGAGCAGCGCACCGCCAGCGACGAGCAAGCCGGCCGCGCCCGCGATGATGAACGAGAGTGACGCACCGGTCACGGGCAGGCCGTCATCCTGTTCCGGGGTCTCGAAGCCCGCGATGTCAGGCAACGCGCTACGCGTGGCGCTGCGCGTAGCGGTCGGCGTCGCGGTTGCGCTGCGCGTAGCGCTCGGCGTCGCGGATCCCGTCGGGGTCGACGATGAACCCGGTGAGGTAGTCGCAGACGAAGCACTCGGCGTACCCGTCGCGGTCGCGCTCGGCGTCGCGCTCGGAGACTGCGTCGGTGGGGTGCATGAGAACGTGTACGCCTTCCCCTGGAATGACACCGCGGTCACGGTCGTCTTCACGGTGCCGGGCGGATTCTTGGTGTAGCCGACGCCGAACCGGACAACGGTGTGGCTGCGCTTCACCGGGGGCATGTCGACGAGCTCGTCCGGATCAGCGTGCTCGTAGAACTGGCCGCCCGTCACCATGTTCCACAGGTGCGTGAGCCGGTTGTATCGCAGCGTGGCGTAGCCGCCGTCCGTGCCCGAGACCTCGACGGAGAAGAACGACGGTTGGTCGGGCGCGGGACTGGCCGTGTAGTCGCCGCTGTTCAGCGTGGCGGTAGTGAGACCCGCGGGCGCCTCGTGGTGGATCAGGTCGGCCGGCTCGAACACGAGCCCCGCGTACGTGCGATCGGGCGCACGGTCCGCCTCGTCGGGATTGACGAACCAGCCCGTGAGACCGCAAGGGTCAGGGTCAGCCGCGGTAGCGCTCGGCACGTCGGCCAACACACACACACTGCCGAGCGCGAGCGTCGCGGTAGAGGCGAGAAGCGCGGAGCGAAGGATCATGAGAGTCAGGGTAAGGCCTACTCGTCCGATGTGACGCTCTGGTCACGCGGGACTTCGATGCCGCCGTCTTTGAGCGCTCGGATCAGGGCGCGCTGGAAGTTCATCGCGTCCGTATGCTGTTGGTTCACGATGGTGTGCACGTTCTTGACGTCGCGCACGAGCTTGAACAGCACGGGCAGGAGCGCGCACAACGCGGTGATCGCAGTGACCAGCGTCGCTACCGCAGTGACGACGTTGACGACCGAGTTGGTCATGGGCACGTCGGCAACGATCATGTGCGCAGCGTAACGCGGATGGCGAGGGGTACGAGGTAGCCGACCGCGAAGCCCAGCACGAGCAACGTCGTGAGGAAGGCGAACCACCACAACGCGGTGCACGCTGCGAGTAGCGCGTCCCCTACCCGCGCTCGGCGTTCGGCGCGGCGCAAACGCGAAACGTCCCGCACGGTGTACGGGACGTCGCGATGGTTGGCGGTGGGGCGTACGCGTGCGTACACGCGTTAGCTTCCCCAGTCGCTGTACTTGAAGTGCTGATAAGCGTCTACCAGTCGGACGGCTTCGCGAATGGCCCAACCTTTGCGCCTGTACGTCTTGGACCAGACGCGATCGCGAACGGTGTCGAAGACCACGTATCCGGAAGAGTCTTCCCTCACCTGGAATCGCGCGCCCGTCGTCATGCCTCTGAGTTTAATCCCTGGAAGTCAGGGAGTCAAGCGCTCGGAGCGTGCAGTCTCGCCATCACGGGCGAGCGGTCACACGTCCGCGCTCGGCTGAAGTCTTGAAGGTCATCGAGACTGCGATCCACGGTCGGCTGTACCCAATGCCCACGCGCTCGGAGCACGTACCCGCCGCAATGCCGGCACTTCGTGAGTAGCTGGTGATCGCTGAGCTTCACGTCAGATCCTCGACGTTCACGCCCTCGATGACGTGCCGTACCGGCTCACCGCCACCCTCGACCTTGATGCGCTGCGGAAGGTCACCCAACTCTTCCGCGATGGCGCGGTACGCCGCTTGCTGCGTCCGCAACAGCTCAGCGAGCGGCACACCGCCCGTCGCACGACGCCGACCTTCGATCTCAGCTACCTGCTCGGCGTCCAGCGCGCTATCCACGCGCTCGGCGGTCTCCACGTACGCCGCGACGCGCTTCGCCTTGTCCGCGAGCGCGATGTCACCGAGCAACGTCCGCGTACTATCGATGATCTCCTGAATATCGTCCGCGTTGCGCTTCGCGAACTCCGAAATGCTCTGTTGCGTCACGCCGTACATAGCCGCGCACTCGCGCTGCGACTTGCCTCCAGCGAGATCGTGCTTCAGCGCGCCGATTCGCCAGCCCCGGATCTGTCGTCCCCCGGGCATTACGACGCACCACGACAGGTTGTCGTAAAAACTCGCTCAGGGGCAGCGAGAAGCGCGCGAGGGGCGAACCCCGCGCGCTTCTCTCCCTGCATCCCGTTACCCACCGGTATCAGCCTACGGGCACGAGCCGAACGACGTACATGTCAGTGCCGACACCCGGACACGAGTGCGGATCACCGTCGAGTTCGAGATCCTGAGCGGCCGCGGACGTGACGCGCGCCGCGAGCTGAGCGTCGTACGTCGCCTGATCGGACGCGATGAACGTGCAGTACTGATCTCCGTCGTGCCACGTGACGTGACCGGTGCAACCTTCGGGACCGGGCGGGTAAGGGCTCATGCGTTCAGCATCCCTTCCGAGGTGAACCAAATCAACATCGGTACGCCAACCGCGATAGTCCACGCCGAGACGAAGCCCAGCGTGCCGGCCAGATACGCGAGCGCGCCGCGCGCCTTGAGCGCGACCCAGAACCACACCGCGAGATCGACGCACGCGAAGCAGTACCACGCGAACCACTGATTGAGGACATTCATCGCAGCGTGTCTGCCTTGCCCACAGGCTTCTTCACAGTCTGTGGATTCTTGGGTGCTCGCGACTTGCGCTCGGCCACCACGATCCCGAGTGCGCGCTTCGCGTCGGTCAGCGTGCCCTTGCCGCGACCGGACAGTAGCGCGCGAGCGAACGTGAGACGCTCACGAAGAACGCAGACCTCTGCGGTGAAGCACGCAGTACCGCCGAGCTGAATCAGCACGGGTTCGAGTTCGCGTACCGGCTTGCTCTCGTACGCGACGAACACGTCTTGCCGGACGTACGGCACCCGGTTGACGCTCGCGACGAACGACACGCTCTCAACGTGCCGCGTCCGCCCGAACCCATCGGTATCGGTCGCGAGCGTCTTGGAGAGCGCATACCAGACGCCGACCTCGTCGCACTGCTTCACGAGTGCACGGATCCCCGCTGGCAGCACATCGCCCTGAGCGGGCCGCACAGCCTCCAGCACGCGGTAGGTGTGAGGCAGGTATGCCTCGGGTGGCTTCGTGCGGTTCTTGGCGTGCAGGGCGTCCTCCTCGGCCCGCATCGAGCTCAGCACGTCCTCTCGCATGGCGCGCCGCGCTTCCTCCTGAGCGGCCACCGACGACGACGACCAGGCGGGCTCACGCGAGCGGCACGCGAGGCATTCGAACGCCGTAGCGGACAGTGACGTTGCGTCTTTCGACCCACATCGGTCGCACGGTCGGTACTCGCCACACACTCGGCATGTACCGCGAAGTGGATCGTTTGGGTCACCTTGGGAGCAACGCCAAACGGGGAACGCGTTAGTAGAATTCGGCACCTTCTGGGCTCCTTACGGCCAGTAACTAATCGACGACGGAAAGTGGACTCACGGGGTTCACGGGGTTAGTTCCAACTTTTTTGAACTCAAGTCTCATGGGAAAGTTTGGAGTAACCCCGTGAACCCCGTGAGTCGCCTGCAAAATCCCAGGTCAGCTACTCAAGCAGCGAAACGCCTTCCGCGGCTTGCTGCCAACGCAGCCCCACGATCCCTTGCGTAGCAACCGTTCGAGGGCGCCGACCGACCGCACCCTCAACGACCCAGACCGAGCTCTCCGGGAGCGACAATCCGGACCTATCGCTCAGCACCCGCCGCGTAGCGATTTGCCTGCCTAGCCCGGTATGCGAGCGAAGTCGAGACATGAACGTATTGAGCGGAGGTGGCTTCTGTTGCCCGTTTACGTCACACCAGCGCTGTAACGCTGCGTAAAGACCAGCCGTCGTCACCCACGATTCTTCGTCGTACTCGAAGACGTCTTCGATGAACCGCAGCGTCATGTCACCCTCGCGCCGCCACTCCGCGACCGACGCGGCCACCGACGCCGGCCGCTCGACGTCCTCCGGTGCGCCCAACCGGTAACCGTCCACAAGCCAGCTCAGGCACGCGTCGAGCGCGTCCTGTCCGACGAGCGCGTCCGCCAGTCCGGAGTCCCCGTGCCGGTCGCCAGGCTTCCACGCCCCGAGGTCATCGTTGGCCTTCCGGAACCGGTAGGGGAACTTCAGCGAAGTGAGCCGGTCCCACGTGGCCGAGTCTGTCTCGGTCACCCGGGGCGGATGGTTCGTGTTGATGAACATGATGTGACGCAGCGGGAACGTGACGAGATCCTTGTACATCCCGCGCGCGGTGAGCAGTCCCGTACCGATGACCTTTTTCAGCGCCTGCACGTCGAGAAACCGCCCCTCGGGCGTCTCTTCGACGTACGCGAACCGCGCGCCCCGGAGCATCAGCTTTTCCGGTGACGGGCCGCCGGCCGCCTTCCCGAGAAGCAGGAGCTCGTTCGGGACCTGCACGGCGTACCCGGTGCCCTCGATGCCGCCGAGCGCGTGCAACACGGTCTCCATCAACAACGTCTTGCCGTTACGGCCGCCCCCGGTGAGCAGCACTGCCGGCACCCGCGGTTTCGGTCGCCCCGAGACGCCGGCTCCCGCGAGCGCCTGGAGCCACGCGAGCGCGTCCTCCGGGACCGCGGTGAGCAGCGTCTCGAACGCCTCGGACTTCGCGCCCGGCACGTACCGTCCCCGGGTGATCTTGGTGAGCAGCAACTGCGGTGCGTGCGGACGGAGCTCACCGGTCACCAGGTCGAGCGTGCCGTCCGGCGTGTTGAGCAGATCCGGGTACGCGTCGAACTCCGTCGCGTCCCGGAGCACGAGATCCATGTTCCCCGCGAGCGACACGAGCGCGTTGATCTTGCCCGCGCTGTTGTACGTCGCCCACCCTTTGGCGTCCGAGCTCCCGATGCCGTCTTTCTTGATGGCCGCGATCAGTGCCTTCTTGACGTACCGCCGTACGGCTTCGACCGGTGCGCCGTCGTCGCACGCCTTCCAGTACTTTCCGCTCCAGCGCAGCCACCCGAGACCTTTGGTCCGGACGTACTTTCCGATCAGGACGTCCTCTGCGATGACTTCCGCGATCGTGGCGTCGCCGAACTCCAGCGCGCGCCGTACGGTC